AGGGTTGTAGTGACCAATGCCAGCATCTGGCCGGCGCTTCAGCACACCGTAATCACCCGTCTTCTGGAACTCGGCAAGTGACTCCGGAGTGAACTGATCGACATCGATCGTGCCGAATGCGTCGCGCTTCTTCGCGAGCGCCTCAATCTGCGCCTGCTTGTACTGCTGATTCAGAATGCGGTCCTGTGCAGCTGCGCGCGCCTGTTGGCCGGCGAGTAGCGCCGACCCAAGGATTTCGCTGGAGCTACGACGGCCGGGCGCGTAGCCAGACCCCGCAAGTAACGCTGCGGCGGTCGCCATGAGCGCATCACCTTGCGGAGATGATGGAGTCCCTCCAGCACCAAAGAGCCCGCTTCCTGTTGCTGGCGGTTCGGCAAAAACGCCGGCCGACGTCGGGCCGATGCCGCTCGTCGCGACGTTCTGCCCGAAGGCATTCAACCAAAGTGGACTCACACCCATATTTGTCATGCCTGCAGTACCCATCGTGAGCGCTGGGCCGCGATAAACACCATCATCCTTCGGTAAAGACGCAAAGGACGGAATCTCGCCAAACCATACCGACGGGTCTGAGCTTTGAAGAAGATCGTCAAGCGATTGCGCCACACCTCATCCCCCGTATGCTCCCAGCAGACCTCCCAGCAGCGCACCCCACATGCCCCCATTGCCGCCGAACTGGTCGCCGAGTTGGTAGCCCGCGAGCGCACCACCCAGGCCGCCTGTCGTGCGATTGCGGGTGACGTCGGGGAGCTGCGTGGTGGAGGTCGAGCCGATGTTCCCTGAGATCCGGCGCAGGTAGTCATCGAGCGCGTTTGCGGGTCGCTGCTGGTCGTAGTTCCAGCGTGAGACGTTGTCCGAGATGATTTCCCCGGTCTTGCCTTCGATCGTCTGGCCAACGCCCTGAAGCGCGGCGAGATCGCGGTAGTCGGCTTCGGCGAGCGGCGAGGCAAACGAGAGCGCCTGCGTCTGGCGGTTGCGCTCCGCATCGTAGGCGCCACCATAAATCTGCGCGGCGAGATTCGAGAGCATGTCGCCCTGTACCGGAGCTGCGGCATTCACGTTGCGGCCAGAGCGCGCGAACTGGCTCGTGAGCGTGTTGTAGCTTTGATCCGCTGCCTTCTGGAACGTGTCCTTCAGCCACGGATTTGAGTCAGGCGAGAGGTAGTTCCCATTGAGCGTATCGCTGACTAGATTCTGCGCCGAGCCGATGACGGGCGAGCCATTCGTTGCGCGCTGTGTGATGCGCGAGAGCGCATCCTCGGTCTGAGGTGCGAACGGCGTGACGGTGTTGCCCTGATACTGCTGCGGACCGCCTTCCTGGAACAGGCCGCGCGCCGCGCCGAGCCCTTCCTGAAGGTACGGAAGCTGATAGGCAGGAGGTCCCGTCTGGACCGTCTGTGTGCCGCCGCTGGAGGATTGTGTGCCCATGCGTTAACCGCCGTAGAGACTCGCCAGTACGTCTTGGAACTTCTTCTGCCAGCCCGCCTGATCACCATCCGGCGCATACGTCGCGCCGTACCACGTCCCAGTGAGGTCATCGAGTTGCTTCTGGTTGATGACCTTGCCGTCCGGGAGGACATAGTTGCCCTCGTCATTGACCGTCGTGCCCGGGTATGCAGCGTCGAATGCCTGCCAGTTGCGCTTCTTCGAGCTCGTGTGGTGCAGAAAGCCCGCAGGGTCGAGGACCTTTCCGAGCGCCGAATCCGAACTCACGCCGAACTTGCTTGCGAGGGATGACGCGGGGTTACTCGCAAGCCGCGCAAGATCCTGGCTTGCCCACGCCTCATCCATCGTCTTGCCGGAAAATCCAGATGCATCGATAGGGTTGGCGTCTTTCACGCCACCGTTTGCGCCGTAGCCGACCACGCCGCCAACGATGGCACCCGGCCAGCCTCCAAGCTGAGCGCCTGCTGCGGCACCGGACGCCGCTCCACTGAACCGATTGTTGGGAGCAGCCGCTGCGGAGCCGGCGGGAGCGGCGGCTCCGCTCAATCCGCCCGGCATGTCGAAGATCGACAGTGGCGCGAACGGCATTTTCCGCGCGCTCTGCACCGGCAACGGCGGCAGTCCCGCCATTCGATACGCCTGCTGTGTGCCGAGACCCTGAACCTGCGGCATCTGAGATGCGTTCACGCCTTCCGGCACCGCGCCCTGCGACATTCGCGCGGCAAGCTGCTGCAGGAGCCCTGCAGATGGGTCCTGCCCACCAGCGAGCGCGCGCGGATCAGGGGAGTAATAGCCGATTGGCACGGCCATCAGTGCACCCCCTGCAGACGCTTCTCGAGAACGATGGCTTTGCGGGTGTAGCCGGGCAATTTGCGTTGCCAGCCTTCACGGCCAACGATCTCGAGCGCATAACAGCCGATATCGCGCGCCCAGCGCTCGATTTCGTTGTGCACGCCCTCCATCAACTCGTCCGCATCGAGGCCGATGCACACCCAAAGCGAGCACATGAGCCCGATCGTCGTTCTATGGATGCGAGTTGCGACGACACCGCGAAACTTCTCGCCGTCGTGATAGCTCCAGAGCTGACAGTCCTTGCTCTTGGCCTGCTCGATCACGTCATCCGGTGTCACGAGGCAGGTTTTTTCGGCGAAAGCGACCAAAAATGGCTCGAGCCACGGCCGAACCGCGTCCACGTCCTCTGGCTTCACGGTGAAGAAGCGCGTGACATCGAAGCTCATACGGCCCCCGATGGCACTTGCTGGAATTCAAGCCCGGTGATGCTGTCGAAGTTGCCGGTGATCGTCGTGCGGGCCCGGTGATAGCGGGCATCCGAGCGAAATTCCGCAAACCCATGTCGGGTGCTGGGGGTTGCCTCCGACGTGTATGACACCGCGGCGTCCTGCTTGTCGCGCGTACCGATGGCGACGGTTGCGTTGACACTGCCGCCCGCGCGCTGAATGAGCGGCTTTATTCCCTGAACCAATGTGCGCCCGCCGGGCGAGAACTCCACTTCCGGAGATGTGAGGGTGGCCGTGCCAATCGTTCCGGCGAACGTGCCATACACGTTGGAACTGTCGAACGCGCGCGGACTATCCGACACTCCCGGGGTGAGCTCCCCGGCCGCGGGTGAAATCAGCAGTTCACAGTCTTGATCCGCGTGCGTGTAACGCTTCTCTTCTGTGTTGTAGATGAGAAGGCTGCTCGGCCTTGCGCCGAGCACGGTCGAATAGCTGAAGAAGATGAGTTTTTTGCTTGGATACAGTGCCGCGTGAACACGCTCACGGTCGACATCGCTGTAAGCGACATTGAAATACTGATCGACCTGGTTCACTCCGATCAGCTCTGCCCGCGTTCCGTCCGTCACGGAGACTCCGGACTGTGAGATGTAGTACCAGAGTCCGTTTTGCCCCACGACCGAATGCGGCAACTGCGTGCCCTGCGCGCCTGCGACCTTGTCGAACTGCCACACCGTCTGCCCACCGACGTAGGTCATTCGGGTGAGGCCGCCCGTCTGTAAGACGATTCCAAACTGATCGCCACCGCGAATGGCGTTTACGTTTCCCCATTCGCTATCGAGGTACTGCTCGCCCGCCTGCACGGTGACCGCGGCGGAAGTGCCCGGCGTTGACCAGTTCGTGGGATCATCGATCCCGCACCACTGGATGCGATGCGGGATCACCGTGCCATCATTGAGGTCGCCAAGGATGATGAACTGCCCGACCTTGCCAATGCGGCGCGCTTTCGGCGGCGTGCCGGTGGACGCGAGCGTGCCGAAACTTCCCGATCCAATCGTCGCCTTCTCGGGCGTGTTGTAGTAGTTCGTGGCGATGATGAGCGTGTCGTATACGGCGAACTCCCACGCCTCCGTGGAGGCGCTATAGGAACCGCCGCCGTTACTGACGTCGGTATAGGTCCCAAGCACCAAGTCTTGCCGATAGAGTTTCGTCTGCGTTCCGGCGTACAGATACTTGTTCGCCGAGCTGCCGAATACCTCAATCGCTCCGTATGGGCGCGCGGCGAGCGCGTCACTGCCGTCCGAAATCAGCGGCCGGAATGGCTTGTACACGCCGTCGACTGGCAGAACGTTCTTCGCTTCCGTGATCCCCGGATTGTCGAGATCGGGCAAATCCGGTATCCACGGACCGAACTTCATCTTGCCGTCCGCGAGCTTCACCCGAGCACTTCCTGGCTCGGCGAGCCGGACTGCTCCTCGTCACGCTGGAGGGCGCGATAGCTCTGCAACGCGCGGTCATAGAGACCCTGCCAGAGCGTCACGCGCGTGTCGTTCTTGAGGAACGCTTCCGCCTGCGCGAGCGCGCCGAAGAGGCACAGATCCGGCGCGTTCAGGATGCGCCAGTCGGCGATGGCGTCGGAGGCTGCACTGCGCAGAGCGGTTGGCTTTGCCCAGTAGACGCCTTTGATCGTGTAGGTGGAGTCCGGTGTGGGGCCGAACACGAAATTGGTCACCTCGCGCGCGATCCAGCGCGGCCGGCCGGTGTCTCCGCCACGGGGATAGGTGCCATAAAGCTGGTTCAGCGAAACACGATCAAGCCGCGAGGAAGGCGAGCCATCCACGTAGGCATATTTCAGCCCGAGGTATGAAGCCGGCACCGCAATCACGTTTGCGGCAATCGTGCTCGAGAGCGAGGTTTCCATCCAGCGCCCGAAGTTCTTCGGCTCGCGCAGGAAGTCCTCTTCCCAGAGCTGGATCAGTAGGTCAACGTAAGACGACAGGGACCGTGCCGTCTCATCATCGATCGCAGTCTTGAGGGTCGTGTAGGTTGTGATTGCGGCCATGGGCTACACCCATTGCCGACGTTGGCCCATGCGGCCCGGGAACGTGCGCAGATACTTGAACTCGTTGCTATCGAGCTTCCAGCGCACTCGGCGCTGCATGGCGGGGTCCGGATCGAAGATGTTCACCCCTTCCTTCAGCCACTGCTCCACAACCACGTTCGGCACGTCAGCGACTTCGCGCAGGCGAGTTCTGCCGGAATACGGACGCCAGGACGGGGCTTCCGCGATCTTTCGCTTGTTGCGTTCGAGGTACCCCGTCGTGTCCTGCGTGCGCTTGACGACAAGTTCACCGTTCTTGCAGGTGATCTTCGTGCGCATATCGTTGATGTCGTCTGCCGCCTGACGAGTGCGGATCGCAGCGGCAACGGAACTCGACGTATCGATCATCCGCGCACCATCATGCCGCCGAGCCGGCCCATCGTGCCGCCCTGATGTGCCGGAGCAGGATTCGAAGGAGTTGTATTCCCACTGGCGGCAAACCCGAGATTCATGGAGAGAAGCAGTGTCATGCATACCCCAGATTGACAATCACCTCATTCGTACCCGGCGCGCCTGTGTCCGCCACGGCAAAACCCGTCGTCGAGGCGATGCAGATCGCGGTGTCGAACTGCACACCAACGTCCCCGAAATTGATCGTGAACCCCGCGCCGTTGGTATCTCCCATTGTCGGCAGTGGCAGTGTCAGGACCGGTGTAGTGGTCCCGACCGTTACGTTTGCCGCGGTGGCGTTGTAGAACTTCAGGTACTTCTTCGTGGCCGATAGGTTCATCGCATGAACCCAGAACACGCGCCCCGCTGAGGTCTTGACGTCATCCTCGGTTTCGTCAACGTCGAGGTTCTGGTATGGCGTCGCGCCGCCGGCCGCCGCATGCACGTAGGACGCTGTGATGACCTTGCGGTCGAGCGTCATGCGCGGCGTGCCCGCATCGCCCTCGTCTACAGAGTCGGTTGCGGTCTCGTCGGCTTGGAAGCCGATCGGCACGACACGCGAAGTACCTGGCGTGAAAGCCGCATCGTCGACGATGGCGCCCGCTACAACCTGTGCGCCCTCGCGCGTGGCCCATGGATAGACCACATCGCCATCGGCCGACATCGCGGTAGGCGTTGCCGTGGAGGCTCGCAGGCCCACCGGTACCGGCTGGCCCGTGATTGCGGCATCCTGCGCGGCGCCGCCCTGCGAGGTCACCGTGAAAGCGGTGTTGTCCGATGCGATCGTGATGCGCGCGCAGCCCGCCGAGGCCGTGCCGTTGCCGGTTGCAACAGCCGTTCCACCGACATGCGTCTGATCCGCGGCGGTGTACAGGCGGCCGGTATTCGTGGTCTTGAGGTAGGTGTAGTCGCCGTCCGCCGAAGTATTGGAGGCGAGTGTGTCCTGACGGACTGCACCCGCAAGACACAGCGACTCACCGCCCACGCTCGCAACGTCTTCCGCGTACTGAGTGGTACCTGAGGAACCCGAAACCCGCAGCGAGCCGTCCGAGGTCACCGAGAGCGCTGCGAAGTCACCATCCGCTGAAACACCCGAGCTCGCCACATCTCGCCGAACGGCGAGCAGCATGACGCCCTCTTCCCCGCCTGCGCTCGCCGCATCTTCCGTGACGCCCGCAATGCCGCCCGAGGCCACACTCACCCGGAGTGCCCCGGCCGTAGTGAGCGAGAGCGCGCCCGAATTGCCGTTCGTGAGCGTGGGCGCGGAAGTCTCGACGACGGCCGCAACCGGGGTGACAGACGTCGTGCCGCGAGTGAACGCGGCTGCATCGGTCATGGCCGTGCCGCCCGATCCAGCGCCCGCCTTGATGTTGACCTTCAGATTGCCGCTTGAGTCGAAAAGAAACGACTGATAGTCACCGGTCGCCGATACCGGGCTCGAGTCAGCGTCCTGCCGAACGCCGAGCATCAGAACGCCAGTGTCACCGCTGGAATGCGCCGCGTCCTCAGCCTTGCCAAGATGCGCCGCGCCAGTACCTGGCGTGACGGACGTTCCGATGGTGGCGACGTTCGTCACCGCAGCGAGAATGCCGGTGGAGTCGTTTGCGATCGTGACCCGCTGGACGCCAGTGCCAGATGCGCCATTGCCCGCTGTCGCGAGCACGCCTCCAAGGGTCGGCTGTACCGCAAGCGCGCCGGAACGCAATGCCCAAAGCGGCACGGCATCCCCATCCGCAGACATGTCGGTCGGTGCT